ATGATGAAAAAAAGTATTCTGACGTTTCTGTTACTCACCAGTTCTGCAGCGGCGCTGGCTGCACCGCAGGTGATTACCGTCAGTCGTTTTGAAGTGGGTAAAGACAAATGGGCGTTTAATCGCGAAGAGGTGATGCTGACTTGCAGACCGGGTAATGCTTTGTATGTCATTAACCCAAGTACCCTCGTGCAGTATCCTTTAAACGATATCGCACAAAAGGAAGTTGCCAGTGGGAAGACTAAAGCCCAACCCATTTCGGTGATTCAGATTGATGATCCTAACAATCCCGGCGAAAAAATGAGTCTGGCACCGTTTATAGAACGAGCTGAAAAACTCTGTTAATTACCTAAAATAGCCTTTTGATTTCCAATAAAAAAACCGCCTCAGTTCTTTCACCAGAACGGGCGGTTTTTAACATTTCAGCTGATGACCACCACGCTTTTTATTGACCATTTTGCACGCAAACTGGAAAACCTGGCGTCGTCATCTATTCTTAAAGGGCAAGGCAACTAAGCCTGCATTAATGCCAACTTTTAGCGCACGGCTCTCTCCCAAGAGCCATTTCCCTGGACCGAATACAGGAATCGTACTCGGTCTTTTTTTAATTGTATTTAAAATCAATCAGTTGCAAGCGTCTCCCCGAAATTCCCCGAAATTTACTCGAATTTCTGTATTCCGGTCTTTTTTGGTTATATCACAACCAAAATACATTTAACAATCCATTTACGTTAAAATCAGAGCAGTAAGTACGTTTTTTCTCTCTCATCAAGATACATTTTTGTTGTCTTCTCCGATGTGTGGCCAAGTAGACGCTGAGCAAATTCTTCTCCATATGTTTCTTTGTACAATCGTCCAGCCAGGCTTCTGATCTCGTGAAAAGTTGGTGGGTTTTCACTGAACTGGATACCTGTTAATTTTCTGGCTGCGACAAATTTTTTTGTCAGGCCATCCGGGTGAATGCTGCCGTCAGGGCTGTTTTTTCTAATCCCGGCACTGATTAGATAATCTCCCCGGCTTACCAGGCGGCACTGTTCAACTACTGTACCAAGCCGTAGACCAGCGACAGGAAGGCTGAGTGACAGGGGGATAGCAATCATCATTCCTGTCTTAATTTGCCTGATGTGGAGACGATCATCATAAATATCACTAAACCGCATATTCGTTATGTCTTCGCGACGTTGTCCTGTTACAAGGGCTAAATCCATAGCTAATGGGAACCATGCCGGAAGTTGATCTGCTGCCTCCCTGATGCAGTTGTATGTCTTTAGTTTCAGTCGTTCTCTTGTAACTACTATTTTCGGTGCTCTTGTTGGCGTTACTGGATTTTGAGATATACGTCCTTCAACAATGGCCTCACGAAACATATCAGACAACACAGAACGCATTGATCCTGCCATTGTGTTTTTCCCTCCTTCAATCCACAAATCAAGAAACTCGGCAATATGGCGAGTGGTTATTTCTGTCAGTAAAATCTCTCCCAATTTTTCTTTTATTGTCTCCAGTTGATTTACCCGAATTTTATAAGTATTTCTGGACACTTTTCTCCTTATAAGAATCGTTTTGTAACGTTCAATCCAGTCTGCCATAGTAAATGAGTCGAACCCTTTAAGTTTTTCAATTAAGGCAGCAGTAGAGTAGTTTTTGTATATATAGTGATTTGCTTCAATTGCCTGCGCGATTGCATCTCTTCTTGAAATTTTACCTAGTGTAAATTCTTCTTTCGTCAGAGGGTTGCGCCAGTAATATGCTTTGTCCCTCCTTCGATATGTTAAGTTTTTAGGCAAATTGGGATCGTATTTTTTCCGCTGCATGTTTTAACTTCTCCAGTAACGGACTGTCTCTCCCTTGTCGCCCATTAGGCTGATGGTGTGTTATATCGGTATCAACCTTATTGGGGTTGATATAGAAAGCTTCCGGAACCACCCTGTAACTCCTCCCGTGTAGTTCAGGTGCAGGATAAATGTTTCCATTCCTTGCCCATCGTCTCAGCGTTGATATTGATGGTGGGTTATCCGGATATCTGAGTTTTCCCCACGTTTTGAGTGTCACAAGATTCATTGCCATACCTCTTACGATATGACCGCCAGTAAATATACAGAATACTGGCGGGTGTGGTTGATTTTTAATAATCAGCTATGAAGTTCTAATTTGTATATAATGCAACTCACGAGGACAGAAGTTTCTCGCAATTAAAATTTATCAGCTTTACTTTCTGCTCTCTGGACACGCCTGCTTCTTTTTTCCCTGAGAGCATTTTTTCGCATTCTGATTTCGTTAATTTAGATTTTGAATATCTTGTCCAGTTAGTAGGAGTGCCACCTTCTTTTTCAATAGTGGCAGTTATTTTATACATGAACACCTCCATTATTATTTCCAGTAGTTCGTTTATTCCATCTTTCGAGTGCTTCTTTTTCACTTCCACCATAGCCAGTTCGGGATTCGCATCCGTTGCATTTTGCCCGGTAATATCCTGAAATTGCTTTCACCGTAACAGATGGACAACCACAAAACGGACATGGTTTAACATCGTCATATCTCATAATTTTTGTCATAAAAACTGTCTCGCGTTGGCGGTGCATTACACCGCCAGGCTGAATTATTCTTCTGAATTATCGATCACACTGTATTCCCCGGTTAATACAGAGGAGTCTGCCGGATCGATTGTCAGTGGTTCCTTTTCATCCATTGATACTGCACGCTGGATTTCAATTGAGACAGGCAGGTATTTAAACAGGCGACGAATAGCCGTTTTTTTTGCCATTTCTTCCCAGTGAGTTACCCATGGCCCGTTATTACCAGCCTTACTCTGGCTGCGCACCAGCTCAATCTGTTTGCGCGTCATAACTTCAAACTGAGTACCTCCGTCTTTCAGTCTTGCGACAGCATAGACGTGGGTAACCGGGGCATCTTCGTTTTCTCCTGGGCGGTGTATTAACTTTTCATCAAGGCCAAATTCGAAATTAAATTCGTCACCTTCACGGACAACACGGGCTGACAGGCTGGCGATTTGACCTGAACGGCGAGCCAGATCAATCATGCCGCGATAGCCAATGATTAGCTGAACGTTTTTTTTACCGCTCTTTTCGTTTTTATTACCAAAAGGCAGTAAATATGCATGACCGAGGGCGCTACCTGGCTCAAGTCCGAGCTGTGAACACTGTACGATTGCACTGACAAAACTCATAGTGTCACAGTTTCCTAACGCCGGAACTTTACGAATTTCTGTGGTGGCGATACGGATCATACGTTCAGCCGTCATATGGCGTGGAAGAGCTGCTGCCAGTTGCTCTTTCATTGATGGCTGGTTAATAAAACTAATCATGTCGTTATTTTTAATTGCTGCTGGTGCACGGTTTCCCTGAGTTTTTTGCAGATCGGCTTTTGCGATTGGTGGTTGCTTAGTCATTTGCATATTCCTTAGCCCAGCGGGGCAGTGATAACGTCTTAATAGCTGGCCATTCATTGGTATTGAGGCAGTCAGCCAGGGTTCGCAGATTGCGGTGATATTCCAGCTGACCTGCCAGTTTTGCTTCTTCGCCCATCATGAAAATTTCAACCGGATAACGTCCGCATTCAATAGTTGTGCTGGCAACCAGAAAAACGAAAGTTGGCTGCACTCCAAACTGTGCTTCATAACCGTCACTGTAGAATGCATCCTGAACGTGATAGCGGTAGTCGTAATAAGCGGTTTTGAATCGTTGAATATCCGCCGTAGTTTTCACGTCCATGATCCAGTGAAATTCAGGGATAATTTTGTCCGGACGGCACCGACACAAAATTCCTGTTTCAGGATCTTCCCAGTAAATTGATGATTCAGCGTGTCCGGCGCTTTCAACAAGCCATTGCCCCAGCGGCAAAGCCATAACGCTTTGATACATGAGTTCAATTTTCCGACCTTCTTCCGCAGTGATAACCGTTTTTCCTGTGCTTGCGCATTCCATCAGAAACGCTTTCTCTTCTTCTTTTCCGGCGTTTGTACGGCGGTTAAATTCAGGTGCTACGATAAAGCGGTTACTGAATTCTTCCGGTTCAAGTACCCGGAAGTGGAAAGCGGTTCCTAAATCGAGCGTTTTTGTCTTTGTGTTGTCCACGGGGGCATTTTTACGCCACAAATACAGTGCCGGAGTATCAGCAATGTCATCGAGCTGAGACTTACTGACACCGGGACCTACGTGGTAATTCTCATTCGAAATTCCGTAATAAATACCTGGCTCTATGTCTTCTACGATTACGGGATCTGCGACTTCGCCAGTTTCATCACTGCAATCGCGATGCGGATCGCTGCCAGCATTCTCATTGTGCGGATGTTCAGCGCCTTCCATTTCCTCCGGATCATTTTCCTTAGCTTCAACCTGATTCTCTTCATCGAATGTTTCCTGGTATGTTGCGTCGCCCATCACCGCGCCACAATCAGGGCAGTTGCCGCCACTCCTCTGGCCGCAGGCGGTGCAGATCTTTTCCGGTTCCTGTTGCACTACTGGTTCAGGTTGTTTCGTTTCTGGCTCGTTTTGTTGCGTATTTGGGCTGTTCTGTTCCGCTTTCTGGTCGTTCTGTTCCGTTTCTGGCTGATTCTGGTACACAGAATCGCGGGTCTGGATCCCCTTAATCCATTTCGGATCATTCGGGTCGCTAATCCCTTCAACAAATTCTCCGCGAGAGGCAGCCAGCAATTTGTCGGCATCGACAGGATTTTTGGGCGGAATGGTTTTCCGGGCTTCATGGAGTTCTGCCCGCAGTTTCTGATATTTCGCATCAACAGAATTTACCTGTGACTGAGCATCCAGCGGCTGCGTGTCCTGATGATGTTCAGTTGCATCCGGTTCCACTGTTTCAGCCGTTGCCTGTTTATCTGCCATTGCGCAAGATGGTTGCGGTTTTTCTTCACCATCGTGTTTTCCTTCTTCTGTTACACGCTGCGGCATCGGGGCAGAGGAACGACCGCAGGCAATATCCACGATTTCCGGATCAGGGTTGGCATGATCGGTTTCAATCAGCACCTTGTTCAGATATTCAGTGACATGCGCAGGGATAACCTCGATCCCAATTGGTGCTTCTTTTACGGACGCAACCACGATGGCGCGGGAATAATCCAGCCCGCCAGGCATGGTGATGAATTTGTCGCGGAAAACAGAAAAGGGCGGTTTATTTTCAGCGATAATTTCCTCGACACGTTTAGCGTGTGCCGGATGAAGGTTATAAATATCCACATCCATTGAACGGGCCAGAACGCCGGTGGCTACATCTCGTGCGAGTGATGTCTTATCATGTTTGAATCCTTCACCACGATCGGTAATATTTCCGCCGCCAGCGTTAGCACCGGAAGGCGTACGGGTAATTCCTGAAACATAATTTCCGTTCTGCCATTCTTTTGTCAGCAGGCCCTGATCAAGGTAGTCAGTTTTCATCCAGGTGGAAATGAACTTGTCGAATTCAGCCGGGCTGATGCGATGATTTGCAGAGTGGGGGAATGCTTTCCCTACAGATTCAGCCAGGCGACTAAGGTGATAGTTCGTCAGTTTATCCAGTTCATGATGTGCGGCGCGCACAGCAGTAAGCAGGCTCTGAAGGTAACTGTCCTCTGTGTCCATCTCCATACGGATCACGTTATTGCGTTGTTCTGGTGTGGCGTGATGCCGGTATTTTCCATCTTCATCCTTGCTGAAGAAGAAGAGGTGAAGGAAGCGATGAGTAAGGCTCAGAGTGGCGACGGGAATTTCACACTCAGAACAGTCATCGTCGCTGTCCGGGGATTCGCTTTTCTCCACATCATCCGGAATAGTTCCGTCCGGGTCATCGTTGTCATCGCCAGCAGTTGTGGCATCTTCACCGTTGATGTTGTCATTGAAGGATATAGCCATCATGGTGATGCCATCTTCCCCGCCTTTTTCATAGCGGTTGCAGAATTCAGTATCAAACACGCCTTCCGGTGGAAGGTCATTCACGACGGGGAAATTTACGCGAACGGGTTTTTTAAAGTCATCTTCATCGTAGCCAGCATCGTCAATAGCAACAGCACCACGGGATATGGCAATGGATAATTTTTTCGCTTCAGTCCAGTAGAAACCGCCTTTAATACCGAGACGTTTTCTTACTTTGTCATTTTTTGCTTCGTAATACAGTGGGTAAACTTGTTTATCGGTGCTCATTGTTTTTTAACCTCAACTCAGATTAAAATTCGTTTGTTCAGTGAATAATCTTGCCGGATACACACTGTTCATAGCCTGCGCCATACGCAGGCTATTTCTTTCAGATTTCACCTTTTAATTTCATTGCAATCAGAGTTGCCAGAAATTCGGCTTTTTTTTCTGCGGGCAGATTCTTTCCGATATGCACCAGGCACATTTTTTTGACACCTTCATCAAGTGTTTTTACGTTGCCTGATGGACCATCGATATCAACCACAGTGAATGGGGGTTTCTTTATTTTCTGTTTTAATCACGTAGCCAATACGCTTTCCTTCCAGATTAACCTCGTGAACAATGTCATCGGTAGTTACAACAGTGGCTTCATAACTGGTAATCATTTTTTCTCCTTAATTAAGGTTGAGCGAATCCCTGCCATTGCTGGCATAAATTCAGTTTCGAATAGTCAATTAATTAAAGTTCGTGTGCCATCTGGTCTTTTTCGGCACAAGCTTCACTGCAATATTTTCTCGGTTCGTCTTTTGATAAAGTCCCGTGCATGAAGTGAAGCATTCTTTCAATAGCTTTGCTTTCTTCAACGTCTTTTTTGCAAAGGTGGTAAGCACATTTTATTTTCTTAGTCATCACCATGACTCCGCCTTTACAGGTAAACCATCACGACCGAGGAAGACTTTAATCATGCAGTCAGTAATGCATGTTTTTGTAGTCAGGCTACGAATATAAAGTTTTCGCTTTTTAATATTGTTTGCCGAGGCGATATATGTCCGGCCTTCATGAAGAACATAATCGCCAGGAGTCACACACTGACGTGGTATTTCATCAGTTCCGAAGTGATGAGCAATCATAATTATCTCCTTAATAAATTTCTCGTATTAAGAAAATTCCAGAAAACTATTTAATACTCAGCAACTGCTCGACGGTCATATTTTTAATTGCGCTTCGGTTTACAAGAGTCCAGCCCTGTTTCTCCAGATAAAGGCGGAAAGTGTCCAGGGTACAGACGAGAGCGCCATCAGGAACGGTTTCAGTGAATTCGACGTTGCCGAATTTGTCGAAGCGAACAACCAGAGTGCGCCCATCGCCCGGAATGATTTTGTTTGTGGGAGTGGTATTATTCTGGCGTAGCTCTGCTTCCATGCGATCGAACTCAGCGATGTAGGCTTCTTTAAATGCAGCGGCTTTTTTGCCGGTGAAGCCCATCACCAGGAAAACGAAGCCGTTTTTGGTGATTTGGTACATTGGGAGTTTGCGCCCGGTTGAGTCGGTGTATTCACTTGGCTTAAAATTAAGCTCAGTGAATTCTGAGGAACATTCCAGAGCTTCAATTTTTTGAATGACGTTTTTATGCAGCTTGCGGAAAAACTCTGCAACTGCAACAGACGTAGTGACAGCACGACCATTTTCGATGGTTACGTCAGGGTGAGAAAGGGTAGGGATAGTAGCCATGATGGCAGCCTCTAGTGATAAGTTGGTAAACTCGCCACCGGAGGTGCAAATCTCATGGGTGGTGAGACGTACAGGGTTTGCACTACCGGTCACTAGAGAATCCGGCCCGCCCGAAAACGGCCCCATACGCCCCACCATAATCTGAATGTGGCTGCGCTTTACGCATAAAAAAACCGCTTTGGCGCGGTTATGCGCTCTAGTGATCATCGGGGTGCAAATCCCGGCACCCGTTTTATGAGGTGCAGGTGCACTATAATTCCACCCGTTCTGGTTTTCAATAGCTACATTCAACATTTTCTCTCACCTTTCATCACTGAAGTGAACTTTGTTGATGCGGTGCCTGGTGCCTCCAGGTGACGTTAACCAGTTAACAATTAACGCCGGATATTTCACCCATAACTCTGCTACGAAGGACAATAGCTTTTTAACTGTTCCGCGTGCGCTTAGCCGCATTCACCGCATCACAAAATTCACTTTAAAAAGGGCGGACATCAGTCGAACTTCAAGAAAAAACTGATGCCGCCAAGACTACACACAGCAGTGTTGTTATTCACAACCGGAGGCGCACTCCCACCATTTAAATTTGACAGACAAGACCGACTCTTTATGGATACCGGAAATGCGCCTTCGTGTTATGCCCGGTTTTATTTCACCACCTCCGGGCTTTGGTGGCCTCGGCTATACCTCTACAGCGAGAATATTGAATTAATCCAATAAATGGATTAGCTGGTATTTTTGGCAAGCCAGCGACGTGCGCCTGTTTCAGTTTTAAATGTTTTGCTTTTGGTATACGTCATGGCGGTGAACGTTCCATCCTGGTTGGGGAACACGCCACACACTAGGGATTCGTTGTTGCCGAGGTCGATTTTTTGCATTTTGCGAATCTCACATCTTGTTGCTGCATATAGCGGCTTCTGCCTGCCAGAGATCCCAGTCGTTGCTGCGTAGAGCCTGTACAGCTTGGCTGTAAGTGATACCGCAACAATCCATCAAATACTGAACTACTTCGTAATGCACCATTTTATCTCTCCCTTTAACGCCGGGTGGCGGAACTAAAACCTACAGCGCCGTGCTGCTTCTGTAATAATATTAGTTATGTTCATATTAATGATCAACACAAATATGCATTTCGTTGATAAAAATGTACTATCCTAATGAAATTTTTAGTGTTTTTTTGATAAAAAGTAAGGCGGGGGCGGGCGGAGGGGACAAAAAAACCGCCAAAAATGGCGGTTTAGTTACGAGATGGTGGGAGCTATTTCTTCATGCGTTTTTGAGCTGCCAGCATATTTTCAAATGCTTCTTTGTAGAGTTCATTCTGACCTTTAAGTCTTTCGATTAGTTTTGCTTTTTCTGATTCGGGAAGGATATCAAAAAGATCTAGTAAATCAGCTTGTTGCTTGTTAACCATCCGCCAACCTTCGCCTTCGAAACTTTCGTCATAAGTTCCTGAGGAACGGACGTAATTCATCAGATCAGCTAAATCAGGCCTCAACTCTTCAGGCTTAACTCTTAGTAATACAGCGAATTTTAATGCCGCATCAGTATTAAGTGGAGCCTTTCCGTTGAGATAATGGCTAACCGCAGATTGCGCCTCAAAACCCATTAGCTCGGCAGCAAGCTCCTGAGTCAGTTTGAGCTCTCTTTTTTTTGCATCCCAGATTGCGCGCAGACGTTGCGTAGCTTCCGGCGATGCGATTTCTTCGCGTTTTCTTCTCATACCACCATCTTATGAATACAGTTCATAATCTCAAACTGATATAGGTATTGATCATTTAAATTAGTATGGTTAATATTTTTGTGAGCATTACTAAGGTGACCATTATGACATTAGATGAATATTTGAAAAAAAATCGTGTACGACAGTCTTGTTTGGCCGCGCTGGCTGGTTGTTCGCAATCAATGATTAGCCTCGTTGCTACTGGACGTAGTCAGTTAAGCCCTGAAAAGGTATTGCGTATCGCAGAGGCTACGAATTTCGAGGTTACACCTCATGAACTCCGGCCTGATATCTACCCTAATCCGACCGATGGTTTACCTGTTGGATGTAAGGCTAACACGCAAAATGCACAGGAGTTGATTCATGAAAATCAGGCATGAGCACATCGAATCAGTGTTGTTAGCCCTGGCAGCCGAAAAAGGGCAGGCGTGGGTCGCTAACGCAATTACTGAAGAATATCTGCGCCAGGGGGGCGGCGAATTGCCCCTGGTACCAGGCAAGGACTGGAATAATCAGCAGAACATCTATCACCGTTGGTTAAAAGGTGAAACGAAAGCGCAAAGGGAAAAAATTCAGAAACTGATCCCTGCGGTTCTGGCAATTCTTCCGCGCGAGCTGCGTCACCGACTCTGCATCTTCGATACCCTGGAACGCCGTGCATTACTGGCGGCGCAGGAAGCGTTGAGTACGGCAATTGATGCGCATGATGATGCAGTCCAGGCCGTTTACCGGAAAGCACATTTCAGCGGTGGTGGGTCGCCCGGCGATTCTGTCGTAGTGCATTGATTGAAATTAATCGTGCCGGATTGTTTTGTTCGGTATCAGTTAAATGTAACGCTGCGAGCGTTACAAGGTGAAAACAAATGGCTTCAAACTGGATAAAGCTCGAGGTTATTACGCCGGATAAGCCGGAAATATTCAGGCTTGCTGAGATTCTGAATATTGATCCAGATGCCGCATTAGGGAAGGTTATTCGCTTCTGGGCATGGGCGGATCAACAAATGATAGACGGTAATGCAGATTGTAACGCTCGCGGCGTTACAAAAAGTGCAATAGATCGCATCACTTTTATGGCTGGTTTTGCTGATGCGTTAATTCAGGTTGGATGGCTGGTCGAAAATGACGGTGGGCTTTCTCTACCTAACTTTGAACGTCATAACGGGAAAAGCTCTAAAAAACGGGCGGTTACAAACGAGCGAGTTACAAAAATACGCGAACTGAAACGAAAAGGTAACGCTGGCAGCGTTACACAAACGGATCAAAAAGCGTTACCAGAGGAAGAGGAAGAGGAAGATATAAATACTGATCTCCCCCTAAATCCCCCTCGCCAAAAACGAGCGTCTAAAAAATTCGAGCCGGAGGCTATCGAGCTGCCTGACTGGTTGCCGGAAACACTCTGGCATGAGTGGGTTCAGTTCAGGCAGGCATTGCGAAAACCGATTCGAACGGAGCAGGGCGCTAACGGGGCGATACGGGAACTGGAAAAATTCCGTCAGCAGGGTTTTACACCTGAGCAGGTGATTCGACACAGCATCGCCAATGAATACCAGGGCTTGTTCGTACCGAAAGGTGTTCGGCCTGAGACGTTGCTCCGACAGGTTAACACCGTCTCGTTGCCGGACAGTGCGATCCCGCCAGGCTTCAGGGGGTAACAGACCATGAAAAATATTGCGACAGGCGGCGTTCTGGAGCGTATCCGCAGACTGACCCCACCACATGTAACCGCCCCATTCAGAACGGTTGCGGAGTGGCGTGAGTGGCAACTTACTGAAGGCCAGAAACGTTGCGAGGAGATCAACCGTCTGAATCACCAGTTGCGGGTGGAAAAAATCCTGAATCGTTCGGGCATCCAGCCTCTGCACAGCAAATGCTCGTTTGCGAATTATCAGGTGCAGAACGACGGGCAAAAATACGCGCTGAGCCAGGCCAAATCCATAGCTGACGAACTGATGACCGGGTGCACGAATTTTGTGTTCAGCGGTAAAACCGGCACCGGGAAAAATCACCTTGCAGCGGCGATGGGTAACCGGCTGATGGCGAAGGGGCGCAGCGTGATTATCGTCACCGTGTCTGATGTCATGAGCGTGTTGCATGACAGCTACGACAACGGCAAATCCGGGGAAAAATTTTTACAGGAGCTTTGCAGTGTTGATTTGCTGGTCCTGGATGAAATAGGCGTTCAGCGGGAGACGAAAAACGAGCAGGTGGTATTACACCAGATAATTGATCGCCGGACAGCATCACTGTGCAGTGTCGGGATGTTAACAAACCTGAATCATGCCGCAATGAGCACGCTTCTTGGTGAGAGGATTATGGACCGCATGACCATGAACGGTGGTCGGTGGGTGACGTTTAACTGGGATAGCTGGCGTCCAAATGTCAGCAATCAGAGGGTTGTGAAGTAATTTTTGTTGGAGGACGTTTTAATGGAAACTGTATTTGACGCACTGAAAGCACTGAAAAAAGCCTCTTCACAGGTAGTGGCATCGCGCCTTGGAATCAGCCGCGAAGATGCTGTCAACGAACTGTGGAAACTGAAGCGCCGTGGTGAAGCGGATAACAAGGGTTCGATGTGGTGGCTGATTCAGGCTGGTGAAAGTGAACCAGTGTCACCGGTACCGAAAGTGACAGCGCAAATGCTGACTGAGGCGATTGAACATCATGGCCCACAAACGGCGGATGAGCTGGCACTGATGTTCGGGATTACCTCCCGCCGGGCGAATTCATCACTGGCCATGGCAATCAGCAAAGGGCGTCTGATTCGCGTGAATCAGGGCGGTAAATTTCGGTACTGCATACCGGGCGCTGATTTACCGGCAGAGCCGAAAGCCGCATCCATAGCGGAAACGGATGGTAAAGCCTTTCCTCAGCCAGCAGGTGTTGCGTTACCAGTCGGGGAAGCGGAAACACAGGAAGAAATAAAAACGGAAAGTGTGGCGGTCACAGTGCAGTCACAGCCGTCGTTCACCAGAAAGCATCCGGATGGTCTGATTTTACCATCGCTGCATGTGGCTAACCGCGAGCTGCGCCGGGCAAAAGGTCAGGTTCAGAAGTGGGAGCGAGTCTGCGCCGCGCTGCGGGAGCTGAACAAGTGCCGGGATATTCTCCGGGATATTACCGCCACCAGAGAACAGCAGCGGTGAGTGGGTGGAAGACGTGGTGCCGGGCGGAAATCATGATACTCCGGCAGTGTGCGGGAACGATGAAGGTAAAAAGCGTTGGCGCACTTATCGGACGAACTGAAGCGGCAGTGAGAACGAAGGCACGGGAGCTGGGCATCAGCATGATGTTACGTGGTGATTTTCACCCGTCGGCAAAATATTCTCAGCGTGATATTGAGCTGGCGCGGCAACTGCATCAGAGAGGCATGCAAAGAAGGGAAATTGCCAGAAAATTAGGCATGCCGCTGCGCATAGTGAATAACTACGTTTATTTCGACAGGAGGGTGTCTGCGTGAAAATCCTGTATCAGGATTACGGCCCGGTGGGGCAGGTGGTTATCAGCAGTACTGTAATGGAGTTTCGGAAGCATAACCGTGTGGTGGATGCTGTGCTGTTAACCTGTCCGGGGATATCGGCGAGTCGTGCAGGTGTGTTTATTATGAAGACGAAATTATATGGCAGTAAGGCGTGGATAAAGAAGGCGTATCGTGTAGCGTTGCAGGAGGTTAACAGTGAGTAAAATTAAAGAAATGCCGGTAGTTCGTGACGGATATGGCTACTGGACACATCCTGAATATGAAAAATTCTGTGATGGTCGGGAATATATTTCAACGGAAGAGTTTAACGCCTGGATGGAGGAAAATAATCTTCAATACGTCCTCTGCTTCAGAGATGAAGGATGTGCTGACCTTGATGCGTGTGATGCTGATATTTCTGCATGGGAACCGGAACGACCAGAGGGCGATGGCTGGTTTATTGGTTCCATTCATGATACGGAAGATGGCCCGGTTTGTGTCTGGTTGCGAAATAAGGCTGAAGCATAAAGGCGATAAACCAACTAACAACTAAATACTGAAGATTTAAATCAGAAACGATTTTTATTAAATCCTTAACCGGAGGGATTCCTGCACCCTCAGAACATCAGGAGGCCGCCCGAAAGGGCGGTAAGAAATGAAACATTATTTAGAAAAAAATTACCCACGAAAGAGCAGAACAACAGAGTTTCTGTTTTTCATTCTGTTTATAGTGTTGATGATACCGATATCCCCGCTATTACTGGTCTGGATAATTGGAAGGACATTTGAACCAGTTATTGAGCTATATACCGATGTGACATGGGAATCATTCAGCGCACTGCACAATAAAATTAATCCGTATAAGGAAAACTGATATGAGCACTATTACCAGAGAACGCGCGGAGATTAAATCATACATCACAGGCTTCCTGAGCGACTCGGCGCACGATAACAAGTCTTCAGACAGCCTGCTGGCTAATGTGTTTCGTATCGCGCTGGCATCACTGGAAGCAGAGCCGATAGCAATGGTAGTGCCTGATGAAATGGATTTGCTTACCTGCCATCTCGACGGTGTAACTAAAACATATGCTGATGGCTGGAACGCCTGCCGCGTCGCCATGCTTCAGGCCGGAAACTTTCGGGAAAATAAGAATTCGTCAACCAACAATTTTCGGGAAATCTCGGAAACGTCAACCAGATCTCCGATAACTCTGGATGGTTGGATAAGCTGTAGTGAGCGAATGCCGGATGACGGTCAGCACGTAATTATTTTATGTGATGGCGCATTCGTTCTTTATGCGCAATATCGAGACGGTGAGTTTTTTGATGTAGTCCGTGATGGTGATGAATTTTTCGAAACACAGAGCCGCAATGTAACCGACTGGATGCCGCTACCAGAACCGCCGCAGGAGGTGCGCCAATGAACTGGCCTGAAGCATTTGCAATTACAGGCGTTGCTATGGCTATCGCTTTTTTAGTATATGTTATTTGTCGGTGGGGGTAAAAACGTTCGCCGGGATTAACACCAAAGGAGGGAATATGTCGGATGATATTTCACTGGCAATGGAAGGTGCGCTGGCTGTTATTGCTGTTGTGGGCGTTTACTGCCTGGTTGTGTTTTTGATGGATCGACTAGGGAACTGAATTCATTACGATATGGGAATTCCCATATCGGGTAAAAACGGTTTGCGGTAAAGCGAGAGTTAAGTAGAATTGCTGCGGGTGCTTGAGGCTATCTGCCTCGGGCATGAACACCAACGGCAGATAGAGAAAAGCCCCAGTTAACATTACGCGTCCGGCAAGACGCTTAACATTAATCTGAGGCCATATCTATGACTTGCACATGTAGGTTAGCCTCTTACGCGCCGAAAGGCAAGGAGAAGCAGGCTATGAAGCAGCAAAAGGCGATGCTAATCGCCCTGATCGTCATCTGTTTAACCGTCATTGTGACGGCACTGGTAACGAGGAAAGACCTCTGCGAGGTACGAATCCGAACCGGCCAGACGGAGGTCACTGTCTTCACAGCTTACGAACCTGAGGAGTAA